GGCGCGAGCGGCATACCAGCTACAAAATTGCTTGGCACTAGCGTAGGTGGCCTTAACGCCAAGGGTGATAGCGAGATACGTGATTTTTACGACGAAGTGGCGAGCGAGCAGGCTAACAAAATCGGCCCAGCCATCCGCGCTATTGACCGCTTAATGCTAAACGAAGCACAAGCCGCCGACGACGTGGATTACGAGTGGGGAAGCTTGTGGTCGCAGTCAGAGACAGAAAAGGCCGACAACGTACAAAAGCTTGCAGTGGCAATAAAGACTATTGCAGACACAGCAGTGTTTGGCGACGACGAAGTGCGCGACGCAGCAGCCCAGGTGCTCGGCGAGTACATGCCAGCGCTCGAGGGCGAGTCGTATTACGATATTATAGGTAGCGAAGATGATTAACTTTTATGACAGCATAGAGCTAGCAACCAAGCCGCGCCGCACCGATGATGGCTACTTAGTTGCTACCGCAAAAGTGGCTCGCAGTGGTATACAGATTTATGCAGGTCACGAAGTAGGACGTCCTGATTTAAAGAAAGCGCGCGTATTTCGACCCGAGGAAGAGGTTTTTTCAGATGCAGTCATGAGCACGTTTGCTTATCGACCAATGACAAACGACCACCCAAGCGAGCCTGTCACCGCAAAGAATTGGCGCGACTTGGCTATTGGTCAGATTGGCGCCGAGGTCGCACGCGATGGCGATTTTATCCGCGTGCCGCTGGTACTAATGGACGCACAAGCTATTGAAGACTACGAAAACGGCAAGCGCGAGCTATCAATGGGATACAGCGCCACGCTTGAGTGGGTAGATGGCGTAACGCCAGATGGTGAGCCGTATGACTGCATACAGCGCAACATTAAAAACAACCATCTTGCGCTCGTAGACAAGGCGCGCGCAGGTGAGCAGGCAAGAATTGGCGATAGTGGCGGCCACCAACAGCCAAAAACCAACCACGAAAGAGGTAATAAAATGGGCGTGAAAATCATTCACGACGGCATCACTTTGGAGGTTTCCGAGCAGGCCGCCGAAGTCATTGCCGAATTAAACAAACGCATTGTTGAGGCGCAGGCCACTGCTGCAGAGGCGGCAGAACAGGCCGACGCCAAAGACAAAGAGCTGGCAGACAAAGATGCTGAAATCGAAAAGCTAAAAGCAGCACAGCTTGACGACGAAGCACTTGCCAAAAAAGTAGCTGAACGTGCTGACCTTGTCGCGAAGGCAAAAACCATCGTCGATATGGAATACAGCGGCACCGAACAGGAGATTAAGCGAGCAGCCGTGACGGCGCTTTTGGGCGACAGCGCAACAAAAGACAAGTCTGATGCATACATCGATGCGCGGTTTGATATTGCGCTCGAAGACGTGAGCAGCGATGATGGCGACCATAGTGGTGGCCACAACCACAACGACAACAGCAGCACTGATGCAGACGAGCGCTACCGTAAGCGCCTGCAAGATGCGTGGAGGAAGAAATGATGGAAGCAGCATTCAAAGGCATGCAGGGCAGCATGGTTTCTACGACATTTATTAGCCGCACCGTTGCCGAGGGTGAGACGATCGCAGCAGGCGCGCCAGTGCAGTATGCAGACGAAGAACGTCGTCAGGCTGGAGCCGCAGACGGTACCAAGGCGTTTTTAGGAATCCATTGCCCCTTATCCATTGAGGGCGACGCGGAGTTCCCCGAAAGCGCTCGCATCATGACGCAAGGCGTTGTGTTTGTTGAGGTAGCCGACGACGTTAGCGAGGGCGCCGCGGTAGGATTTAGCGCAGCCGGCGAATGGGGCGCAGCAGACGATACAACATACACGTTCCGCATCGTTGGTGCTCAGTTTGACGACACCATCGCCGAGGGCGGCTTAGCCCCCGTTCGCATGATGGGCACAGAAATTGAAGAAATCGAAGAAACTGGAGAGGTGGAGGGGTAGCAATGGCTAATCGAGAAGTTTTAAAATGGCTACAAGGTCAAGCCGCTCGCATCAAAGAGCAAGTGATGGACGAGGAGTTCGCGCATATCAATTATGCCGAGCTTGTGCCCGTCACCAGCGAGGGCAACCCATGGCAGCAGGCTGTGGCGTTCGTCTCCACTGACAGCGTGGGCAAAGCAGAGTTCATTAACGGCAACGCCGATGACGTACCGTTAGCAGACGTGAACGTGGGCGGACGCATCGCTCCCGTGCATTTTGCGGCTATCGGTTATGGCTACGGATACGATGAAATCAACAGTGCTCGAGTGATGGGCATTGACTTGTCTACTCGCAAAGCAAGCGCTGCACGCCTAGCTTGCGAAGAGTTTACACAAGAGCTTGCATTCTCTGGCAGTCGCGAAAAAGGTTTAACTGGTCTAATCAACCAGCCGAGCGCCAGTGTGACTCGTGACACTGATAACACCGATTGGTCTGCAGTCACGGCGGAAGAAGCACTCGCGCTAGTCAATAAGGCTATCTCGCTTACTGGCAACAAGGGTGCACCAACCGCGGATACTGTAATTCTGCCTTACAGCTTGTATGAGCGTCTTGCAGGTCTGTTGATGCCTAACGGTGCACAGACGGCGCTTGACTTTATCACCACCAACAACATTGCCGCGAGCCGTGGTCGTCGTGTGGAGGTGCTAAGTCTTGACGAGTTGGATACAGCAGCAAGCGGCAACAAGCCGCGAATCGTTGCGTATCGTCGCGACCCTAACGTACTAGAGTTGGCGGTGCCGATGCCGCACATGTTCCTAGATGTGCATCATGCCGCGGCTCTACGATGGGAGGTGCCGGGCGTGTTCCGTACAGCAGGCGTAAACGTTGTTCGTAAGCGTGATTTTGCTTACCTAGACAACACTGCTTCTTAATTGAGGCAGCGGTCATGGCTAGATTAGACAGAGTTACAAGGCGCAAGAAACAGCAGGAATTGCGCCGTCTGACGAGACTAGTTATGGCCGCCTATGTTTCCGATATTCGCGGAAAAAGAATTCTAATTAATGAGGTTGAGGCCGCTATAGGTGATGCCAACAGACTTCATAAACTTTTAGAGCTTGACGGTGGCGACCTATCGCAAACGCTAGAAGCTATACGCGAGGCCCTAAAAACAGGCGGCGACCTTTACGGTGCTTACAACGTAAACAGTGAGCACGCAACGCAGTGGATAAGTACCAAAGGCGCTAGTCTTGTAACACAGATTAACGAGCAGCAGCGCGAGGCTATACAGTCAGTTGTTGCCGCAGGCCGCACACTCGGTGAAGGCTCAAGAGTTATTGCTTTAGACCTTGTCGGGCGCATCGGAGCAAGTGGCAGACGTGAAGGCGGGGTTGTTGGGCTAAATGGCCCGCAAGGCGCAGCGGTTGCAAACGCTCTTGAAAACCTACGCTCTGGCGACCCTGTAAAAATGAAACTATATTTGCAGAACACGCGCCGCGACCGCCGCTATGATGGCATCGTTAAAAGAGCCATCGGAGAAGCAAGGCCCGTAAACAAAACTGACCTTCACAAAATCATCGCACGCTACGAAGACCGATTAATAATGACGCGCGGCGAAACCATTGCGCGCACAGAAGCTCTAGAGGCTATTAATAGTGGTGGTCAGCAGGCCGTTGTTCAGCAGTCAGAAGGCGACAAGCTCGGCGAAGATGTAATAGTATTAAAGACGTGGCTTACAGCTACAGACGGCCGCGAGCGTGACGACCACGCCGACATGGACGGCGTAGAAATACCAGTTGACGAGCCGTGGGTGTTGCCTGACGGGTCGCAGATGATGTTCCCAACAGACTCTTCAATGGGCGCGCCAGCAGGTCAAATCATAAATTGCAGATGCACAGAAACTTATCGGGTGGTGAGGCGTGATTAGTAAACCAACAGCAGAAGAAGTAATCGCATTCGCAGGCTTAGAGCAAAGCAAGGCTGTGGTAGGCGGTTGGATTGACGACATTGCCATCATCGCTAAAGACTGCCTCGAGGCGCTTTCACCAGACATGCAGGAAATAGCTATTCGTTACCTTGTGGCTGGCATTATGACGACAATTGCCACTGGTGGCGCGCGTATGCAGTCAGAGAGCCTTGGTGACGCATCTTGGTCATATGCACTGTATGACGCAGGCCAAACCGACTACGGCAGAATGGCGCTCAAGGTTGCGCCTTGTTTGGGTGCGCTCTTAGGCGTTAAACAGTACGGAGCGGTGAGGCTAATACGATGAAAAAAGAACAGATAGAGCTACGGCTTTCTATATGCGAAGATGGCATCCCATCTATCGTTGATCAGCATGGCAGGACAATACGGGGGCTGAAGACCGTTGGCTATGGCATGAGTATTGATGGCGCGAACATGATAGAGCTAGAAGTTGTGGAGTATATTGACGGTGAATTGCAGTCCGCTTTTACAGAATGTGGTGTTATCGGCAGGCTAGTTAAAAAATGAGCGCCCAGATATACAGCCGCAACATGCCCGACACTTGCACCTATTGGTCACCCGGCACCAACGACGGGCTGGGCGGCATCACTTGGGGTTCGCCAGTGCACATTGAATGCCGGTGGCAGGATAGCAACGAGCTTTACAAAGACGCCGAAGGACGTGAGTTCGTTGCTGCTGCGGTTGTTTATTTGGCGAGTGCAGATGTTGAAGTGGAAGGCAAGCTAGCACTTGGTGAAATTACAGGCTCACCTAGTGCGAAAACGCGTGACATTAAAGTGATTTATAAAACCAAGACACTTGACGGGCGCATGATGCTAGTGAAGGCGGTGCTATGAGCGTTAAAGGCTTAAAAGAAATGAGCGCTAGGTTAAACCAAGAGCTTAAAAGCATCAAAACCAAAACAGATGCAGGTTTGTTTGCCGCTGGCAATATCGTTATTGCTCGTAGTAAAGAATTAACACCTGTTGACCACGGGAATTTGCGTGCTAACCAAGATGCAGAGCTTGAGAAATCGGGCTTGGTGAGCCTAAACGTGCGCAGCAATTACGCACTGTATGTTCACGAAAACGTAGAAGAGAAGTGGCGTGGACTTCCGCGCAAGAGTGGCAGTCGCGGTAATTACTGGGATGGCGGCCGCAGCAGGTTTTTAGAAACAGCAATGGACGAAACGCGCGGCGAAGTGATAGACACGATTAAAGAGTTCACGGAGATTAAGTCATGAAATCGCCGGCCCACCTAGTTGCGCTTTATATTCAAGACAAAACCAGTTATCAACTAGGCGTTAACATGTTTGTAAACTCCGAGCCTACAGCGCCACTAGACTGTATTACTATTTACGACACTGGCGGCCTTGGCACTAGTTACATAAACGGCGAATGCGACAGTGAGCCGAAAATACAGATTAGAAGCCGCGCATCATCGCAAGTAACGGCCACAGCCGCGCTTTACACATTGCGCGATGCTGTGCTGCCACTTTCAGGCAACAAGGTAAGCGGCGATGGGCTATACGCGTGGCTATCGAGCGGCATATTTAACCTTGGCCGCGATGAAAACAACGCTTTTATATTTACAGACAACTACAAACTAAAGGTGGTGCGCAATGCTTAAAACCGTAGGAACAGAGTTATTTGTGCACTGGCGTGGTGATACACTCAAGGTTGGCAAAATCACAGAGTTGAGCGTAAACGGTGATGAGGTTGGCGTACGCGAAACCACTTGCTTAGGGGCAGAGGATAAAACATATGCCGCTGGTGTGCGTGACCTTGGGACCGTTGAGCTTACCGTTGATTTTGAGGGCCAAGGTGCCCACAAGAAGCTGTTAGAAGCTTATCACTCTGGCGAAGTGCTGCGCGCTTATATCGGACTTGGCGACGGTACAGGGCAACCGCTGTTTTTAGGCGATGAAGTCATTGCTCATGAGCGATCGGGCTTTGTGCAAGAGGGCTTTATCAGCACAGACGGCTGGACGTTCGAGAGCGATGAATACGTGCAGCTATCAGTGACCATACAAAGAGGCGCAGCAACAGAGCAATCAACCAGCGCCTCTATGATTTACGTGCTTGGCACTGGCGTTACAGGTGAGGTCCTTGGCGATGGCACGGCCGAATTGTTTGCGGGGTACGATGCATGATAGGCGTTGAAAATTTAGGCATTTATATTTACGACCAAGGACAAGTTAAAGGCCTTGGTTGCGTTCAAGCGCTCGCACATGACGGCGATGAGATTAGTGTTATAGACCGCGTTTATGTTGGTGATGGCCACCACACAAAAGCCGCTGGCGTACGCGATGCAGGCACATTAACGCTCGAGATTGCGATTAGACTGCAAACAGTGCACAGGCGTCTGTTGCAGCTCGCAGAGACTGAGCAGGTCGTTAGCGTGTGTTTGAGCTTCGACAACAGCACAACGCCCACATATGCCAACGGCCAATGGTCAGACGGCGGCAAAGAGTTATATGTCTTCGATGGATTCATCTCGAGTTGTACGCTAGAGTTTGATGAAACTGTCGACAGTAGTGTGGTAATACAGCGCGAGAGCGCGGCAAGTTTAGTTAACTAAAAAGGTGAACAACATGGCTCTAAAAACAGCAGGTGTAGATGTTTATTACGAAGATGGAGGCGACGTGAAAGCAGTTGGTTGCCTAGTATCGTTGAACGTGGGCGGCGACGAGGTAGCAGTGCTAGACAAGTCTTGCCTTGGCGCGCTTGATAAATCATACGAGGCAGGCGTACGCGATGCGGGAGCCGTACAAATGGGCATTCGTTTTGACCCAGGCGTTGACGCGCACAAATTCTTTTATGACCAGTACGAAGCGCGCGCGAATACGCATTTTGTTATCGCGCTATCTGATGGTGATACGGTGCCAACTTTTAGCGGTGGCGACTTCACCGCAGCTGGTCGAACGTTGTATCAGTTCGAATCGTTTTTCACCAACATCCCGTTTACTTTTGAAAGCGAAGGCTTTATCGAGGCAGAGCTTGCTTTGCAGAAAACTAAGCCTGGCAAGATTGTGTGGGCGTAAATTATGAAAAAACTTTCAGAGTTAAAAATCGTACCTGCTGACCCAAGAGAAAAACGCACGCTCAAACATGGCGGCGTTGAGTACGAATTTTGGGTGCAGCCGATTAGCGCAGGAATGCGTGAGCGTATCCTGGCCATTAATCCTGATGCACCCAACAGCGCGCTGATGGCCGCCAGTTTTTTTGATGATGAAAACTCAAGCGAGGCTATCTTTAAACTAGATGACCTTGCGGGCATGAGCGCATCGGATAATGGGGGCTTGTGGGATAAGCTTTTTAACATCTATGCAGATGTGAACGGGCTTCTCGATAAAAAAAAGAAATAAGCGCTGAGGACGAGGTTTGGGCGGAATTGGTCCTGAATGGAATTGGTGGCCGTACGGTGGCAGAAGCAAAGCAGCGCATCAGTCACCGTGAGTTCACGGGCATTTGGATACCATTTCTTAACAAGCGCGGGAGCATACATTTTGGGAGGAGAATTGAAGTTGCAGCAGCGCAAACCACCGCAGCGGCATACTTCGGACGCACAAAAGAACGATTGAGCGCGCATGACTTTATGCCGCACGAGGAAAAACCAGAGCGCAAAGTTGCATCTGGTGATGAAATCAAAAAGATGCTTATGGGTAGATAATTATGGCGAGTCTCGGTGAACTAGTAGCATATATCAGAGCTGATACCAAAGACCTAGATAAAGGCTTAAAGGATGCCGAAAAATCTACTCATGACTTTTCCAGTAGCGCCACCAACTCTATAGAAAACGCCGAAAAGAAAATGCTAGGCAGCTTTAAGCGCATTGGCGCTGCAGCTGCCGCTGCTTTGTCTGTGAAGGCCGTGGTTAATTATGCGGCCGAGTGGCAGAGCATGGCCGAAACCGTGCAGCGTTCAGCTGGCGACCTCGACGCGACGCGCGCAGTCATGGCGCAATTCACCGCAGAATCAATAGCAACGGGCACGCAGATGCAGGAGCTAACACGTTTCTACAATAGAAACGAATTGGCGCTTCGCAGCTTGGGAGTGGCCACCAATGACCAAGCAAAACTCACCCGAGCGCTAAACAGCGCAATGCTACTAAGCGGTGCTAGCTCACAAAAGCATCGTCAAACACTCGATAACGTCACGCGCGCACTGACGCGCGGGCATGTTGCGCAGTCTGAGCTAAACCAAATAATCCGCGACGGCTCAGTCATTGCAGAGGTGCTTTCTTCTGAGCTTGGAAAAACGACATCTGAGCTTCAGAAAATGGCGCGCGAAGGCGAGTTGACGGCGCGCATGATTAGCGACGCGCTTATAAAAAATGTAGATGAGCTTGCTGGCCGCTCTAGCGAAATGAGCACGTCCGTGTCCGACGGCATGAGCGCGATAAGCGCCAGCGTAATGGCGTTGATCGGCGAGCTCGACAGCGCCGCGGGTGCATCTGATAGCCTAGGAAGCGCGCTTGTTTCTTTAGCTGAAAAGCTAACGCCGTTTGACGATACAGGTAATCTAAAAGATTGGGCGCAAAACTTGCACTTAATCAAAGATGCCGCTGTAATTCTTGCGGGCGTGCTCGCAGGTCGTTTGGCACAAAGCCTTTATGGAAACATAGCCCAATTTGCGGCGGCTCAAATACAGGCCGCCAGGTATCAGGTCGCGCTCGCAAGGATGGCTGGCGCATCCACTACAGCAGCAGCAGGCATCGCCTCTGCCGGGGCGGCTGCAAGTGCAGCTAAGGCCGCGTTTGCGCTAGTAGGTGGGCCGATTGGTGCAGCAGTGCTCGCTGGTACTGCAATTATGTATTTTAGCAATAGGTCAAAAGAGGCCATCCCAACAACCGACGAGCTAAGAGCGCGCATTGACAAGTTGCGCGCGTCAATGGCTGGTATGTCGTCAAATCAAGCTGATGCAGCGTTGGTTGATGTTGAGAAAGATATTAAAAGCGTTTCCGAGCAGCTCAAGCTAGCCAATTTGCAGCTAGAGACCACTCAAATGCAAATGCGCGGCTTGGGCGAGCAGTCACCAGCTTGGGATGACCTGACTGAGAAAATAAGAATTCAAAAAGGCCAAATTGCTGACTTAAACGAGGATATGAAAGACCTCGCGGAAACAGAGCAAAGGCTTCAAGCAATTCGCGATACTGGCTCAGCACCAACACCAGATGAGCCACTAAAGCCACCGACTGGTGTTGTCGACAGCATTAAAGAGCAAATCAATGCGCTTGAGCGAGCACGGGCGCAGTGGAATATGTCAGCTGGCGATATTGCGTACTACGACTTAAAGTTAGGAGGCGCAACCGAGCAGCAGGCACTTTACGCAAAGCAGCTCGCGGAAACAGTAGAAGCGCTATCAAGCGCAAAAGACCGCGTCGTAAAGCTGAGCGTTGACTACTCTGGCGACTCTATAGTCAGCGACTTTGAGCGCGACGTTGCGGCAATCCAGCGCGTAGCGGCTGAGACAAATATCAGTTTGAGCAATGACCAATTTAGCGATTCCGCAATTGACCTCAAAACTATTGTAAACACAAGCTACGAAACGAATATTGAGGGTTATCAGCAAGCGATCGATGACCTAAGCATTGTTCGCGAACAGCTTGAAGCCTCTACCATTCCAGCCGACACATCGCCTGAGATTGCAGCGCAGTGGCAGGAGCTGAAAGAAGCCCAGCTACAAGCCATTGATAACTACTCGCAAGGCTTGCAAGGCGCATCTGACCAGCTCGAAGCCATGCGGATGGGGGCACTTGAGTTCTCGTTCTCTTTTGACGACACACAGCAACAACAGCTCGATGAGCGCGTAAATAAAATACGCGAGGCATACGAAGCAGAAGCCATCACGCAGCAGGAATATCTCGACGCGATGGCCGCAGCTGAGGGCGAGTACAACGTAGCAATATTCGAGCATCGCCAAGCTTTGCGTGACAATGCGCTAGAGTTCGCGATGACGGACGAAGAGCGCTTCGAAGAGCAACACGAGCGCAGAATGGAGCGCTTGCGCGAAGCACTTGAAGAAGAAGCGATTACGCGTGATGAGTTTAGAGAAGCAGAGCTTGAAAGCCAGCGCGTGCTGAATGAGGCTTTGCAAGACTTAGAGCAGCAAGCAATGCAGGCCAAACTTGACGGCATACAGCAGGCAATGACGGCAGCATCTACTCTTATGAATAGCGAGAGCCGCAAAATGTTCGAGATTGGCAAAATGGCTGCTATTGCAAACGCTGTTATTGACACCGCGTCTGGTGTTGCTAAGGCTTGGTCATTAGGCCCAATTTTAGGGCCGCCAATGGCCGCACTTGTGGGTGCAGCAGGATTGGCTCAAATCCAGACCATTAAAAGCACCAAGTTCGGCAGCAGTTCAGCACCAAGCGCGGGCGCGGGCGCTACGCCAGCACCACAGGCAAACGCAGCGGCTCAGGGTGATAGCGGCGTAACGAATCACACCTACTTGCACGGCATCGAGCGCGGCCAACTTTACGATGGCGGACAAATACTAGACGCACTGAACGGCGCTATTGAAAGCGGCGGCCGCATTGTTGGAGTAATGTAATGCTTAGAATATTAGTTGCTGATGGCGGCTTGAATTTGACAACAGGCCTTGTGTCGTCTCACAACACATCGTTAAACGCCGTATCCTCTGATCTGACTTACACGTATGCAAGCAGAGTGCAGAGCACGTGGAAAGTTAGCCGCGCTGGCTGGCCTGCCAACGGGCTTAACATCGGTGCCGCGTGTTTGATTGGTGACGGTGTGCCAGATGCGGATAAAATGCCAACGGCTAGACTTCTTGGCGTTGACAGCGATATGGTGATGAGCGACTACGACCGTTACGCAAACAGAAAACTGATTCCCGTGTTTTCAATAGACACAAACGTCACTACAAACGTAAATAGATTAAGCGCCTCGCACGTGACGCAAACGCCGGCCAGTGGCGGCGGTTCAATTGTTGTAAACGTTGCGCTTGGTCGCGTATATGAATACCCGTGCGTAGCAAACGGCAGTTTTACACCTGCGCCTTTTAACGTGAGCACCACATACCACAATAATATCAGCGAAAAAGGCCTATTCATCGGCCGCTCTGTTGTACGTAAAAGTTCAAGCGTTAGCATACAGCCGCTATCGTTTAGAGCTGATGCGGAACGCATGGGCGAGGTGCTAGACATGTTTGACAGCATGAGGGGTCACGCTGTTTATGTGCATCACGAGATTGGCGGCGAGAATTTTGTGTACTATGGCTGGACAGATAATGACCCGAGCTTTCAGTACATTGGCGAGGGTCGAGAAGTGGAAATAAGTTTTAACTTAAGGTGCCCTGCATGAGAAATAGATATCCCGTTGAGTATGTAATTATATATCGTGACTCGTGCATAAACACATTTGGCGTTACAGCAGGCCATCGAGTGTGTGCAGCCGCGCTATCTAACACATCTTCAGAGAAATGTTTTAACACTATCGACACTTGCCGTCACAAGCCAAGTTTCACGCGCACAGAGCAGCGTGACTTATTCTACAACAACGACAACGTTAGCCACGATACAGGCTTTGGCGCGGCTTATCATGCGTCCTACCCATTCCTATCTTCTACCCGCCACACGCCTGCAAAGATTAACCCCGCAGGTGGCAACAGCAAAGCGAGCCCACTAGGCACAAGAGCAACACTAACAATCACGCTTGCAGACGGCGCAAGTAACGACTTCCAACAAGATAAATATTACGAGGAGCGTATTAGCGGCGCTGCGCGTTTTGACGCAGAAGGCTATTTACCAGATGACCGAGGCACGTTTTTAACTAAATATGTGGCGCGTAATCGCTACTTGTACGGCCGCCGTGTGGATTGGGTAACTGGTTATGTGGTTGATGGGCAAGTTGTTGATAAAACTACTCGTACGTTCGTTATAAAAGACGTGGGCAGCGTTGACGTAAACGGCAATCTCACCATCACATGCCAAGACCCTTTATTCTTGGCAAATATCAAAAAAGCGCAGATACCAAAGCCCTCCAACGGAAAGCTCACAGAATCGCTAACAGATTCCGAAAACAAAGCGAGCATTGACAACATTGCAGAATACCCATCGAGCGGCTGGGTGCGCATTGGTAGCGAGATAATGCGCTACACGAGCAAAGGCTCTAATTCGTTGAATGGTTTACAGCGTGGGTTGTTTGGCACTGAGGTAGAAAATCACTCAGCCGAGGATACCGTGCAGCTTTGCTGGCGTATAGATAATCGCCCCGTTGATTACATTTACAATCAAGTACTTACGCAGTTTACCACTATTCCGCAGATTGGCAGTGGCATCATTGACGCCGCACAATGGGATAATGTTCTTAGCGAGTGGGACTACTTGCAGCACAATTACAGCGCGATAATCAGTGAGCCAATGGGCGTTAGTAAATTGCTCGAAGACATGGCAGAGCAAATGCAGTTCTACCCGTACTTCGACGAGCGCTCAGGCAAAATCAAACTCGCGGCGGTTACTCCTGCGCCCCCTTCTACGCAATTGCAAGACGCTAAAAAGATAGATGAAGCAAGCCACATCATCGCAGGCAGTTTGAGCATTAAGCCGAAAGATGATGACGTCATTACGCGCGTATACACGCACCACAGGCCCTTAAATTGGGCTGAAAAACTAGACGAGCGCAAGAACTATGCTGTGACTAATATCTTTGCAGCGCTTGAAGAAGAGGACGAAAACCACCGCCGAAGTGCTACGAGCAAAGACATTTACGCCTACTGGCTGAATGCCACCATTGCGCTGGAGCTTGGTACTAACATCGCAAAAATGTACGGTCGAACGCCGTACGAGGTAAGCTTTTCACTCGATGCAAAAGACAGCGATTTGCGAATTGCGGACTTCTTCTTGCTCAAGAGCCGTTTGGCGTTAAACGAGTACGGGCAAGAACGCTGGCTAGCAGCGCAAGTAACAAGTGCAGCAGAATCAAAAGCAGGTACGCAGTGGGATTATAAAGCGCTTGCGTTGGTGTATGGCGAAGGGGCAGAAGGTAGGCCTAGCGTTTGGCCTCTGGTGTATCAGGGCAACCATACAAACGTTAACGTGCGCGGTGACTTTTACAGGACTTATCCGAACTATACACCACAATCTGGCGACACTATTAGAATTGTTGTGGCGAGTGGCGCAGTACTTCTTGGTGAGGGCAGAGCTGCTGTTATTATTAGCGGTGGTGATTTCCCTAGTACTGTTGACGTCGAGATGGAAGTTGGCGCAAATGCTTACGTTGTGGGTAGAGGTGGTGATGGGGGTGGCGTTGGGAGACTTGGCGGGGATAGCGGACAAAACGCACTTGTGGTCTCTATGTCGATTGCTCTAAAAAACAACGGAATTATTGGAGGCGGCGGCGGCGGTGGTAGAGCCAGGGTGTATGAAGCGGGTTCCGTATCAGCTGGTGGTGGTGGTGCACCATACGGTGCTGGGGGAAGGGGCACAAGTTCAAATTTCAATGGTAGAGATGCAGCACTTACTACTGGCGGCTTAGGTGGGGGGCAAGTGCCATTTAACCGCGGGGGGAATATTGGTCAAACTGGATTCGACCAATCGGGAAGCCAAACTGGCGGCCTCGCAGGCAAAGCAATTGTAGGCTATTCATACGTAACGTATTCAGGAACAGGGCAGCTGCTCGGCGGTACTGTAAACTAATTATATTCAATCTCGGAGATATACAAATGAGCGACCACGAAATAAAAACCATTGACCAGTTGCCGCAGGCTACTGGTATCGACGGCAGCGAAACGCTTGCA